TCAGGTTAAGGTCGCGGACGATGTCTCGCCAGAACTCGGTGTCGGCGGCGATCACCTTGGCGAGATCCTGCGGCGTGCCGAGGATCGGCTCGACTCCGCCGACCCGCATAAACTCTTGAAAATGCAGTAGAACCTTCACCTGGTTTGGCCGCTTCCTCAGAATAATCCCCAGAATGAGGGGTGCTCCTCTTGCCCCGTTTCCAGGACCTTGCGGGAAATTCCACCACCGAACGTTAGAAGTTTAGAAGTGTAGAATCCTGCAAAGGAACGCGCTCCCATGGCCGACCGCCAACACCACCAGGATCGGGACGACGATCAGGCGACGCCTCCGGCGTCACCGATCTGGGCCTCGATGCGCCATGTCGAAAACACCTACGGCCTCTCCCAGAGCACGCAGCGCAACCTGAGCCGCCTCGGCAAGATCGAGATGGTCCGCTTGGTCGGCACCGGTGGCGGCAAACTGGTGCGAGTCAATCTGCCGAGCGTCGATCGGTACTTTGCGTCCCTGCCGAAGGTCGAGCCCGGCGCCGGTCGCTGGCTGGGACCTAAACGCGATCGTGGTGGCCACCGCACTAAGGGCCACAAGTTTTAAAAACCCGAGAGACCCGCTAGAGGGCACCTCGCGACTTCCGCGACGGCATTCACCGGCGTTCCCGAGCGACGCTACGAGGCTTCGCGGCTACGCGCCGGTGGTGGTGGTGGTGCGCACGGTGTGCCGAGCGTGCTCAGCGCTACTGCCGCGCCGGGCCTGCCGTTGCCACACACTCTCCATGCTCGTGTCGTCGCGCAACAACAGCCGGCGCTGCACGGCCGTGGCGACCTGACCCACTGCGCTTGGGCCGAATTCCTGGCGAGCCGGGTCGAAAAGCGAGACAAGCTCGCGGGCCACATCGCGCAGGAACTGGTCGCGCTGGTGCGGCTGGAGCGGGGCAGCGACTACCCGGAGCAGCGCAAGCTCGTCGTCGGTGAAGCTGAGGATCGCCGGGGGCAAGGTTGTCTCGCTTTTACCCTGGCGAGCCAGGTTCGATAGTCTCGCTTTTGCCCTTGGCGAGCCAGGTTCGTCAAGAGGGGATCGAGATGCCGGGCTGAGTGCTTCGTGATTGCCTGGAATCTGACCACGCCATCTGGTCCGACTTCGCGGCGACGGACCTGGCCTTCGCGCGCTACGAGCATTTCGAGGTCGCGAAAATCGGCGAGGAACTCGATAGGACCTTGAACGATGCCTTGAACGCCGGAACCTGCGAAATCTACTGTTATCTGCTATTATCTATGAAAAGCCATTCCTGATTCTTCCTGATTCTTCCTGATTCTTCATGATTCTTCCTTGGGCTGCGTCCCGCGCGCTCCTGCCTTGCGCTCCTGTCACACCGGCTATTTTTCGTTTGGCAATCGATTGCTGATCTGTCATGCTGCGGCGCGCTGCTGCATCATTGTGCGAGTAGGTTTTGTGATGCCCGCCCGTTCCACTGCCAAGAGAACCAAGCGAACCACGGGGCAAGGTGGTCGGCGAGCTGACCGTACCGGCAGCAATGCTGGTTCCGCTCGAAGTGCCTCCGCTCCAAGTGCCAAGGACTATCGTCGCCGTCGCTCCGGGTTGGCCACCGGCAAGGCTACCGTCGTCAATGACCCCAACAGGATGCTGTCCCTTGACGAGGCCGCCGCGTTGGCCGGTCTGAGCAGGGACAGCCTTCGCCGGCACTACCCGCACATCATCAAGCAATTGACGCCGCGGCGTATCGGCGTTTGGGCGAGGGACTTGCGCTTGATCGGGACTACCACCGTCACCTCTACTGTCGTCAACACCACTCTCTAGGATATCATCGGCCCCGTCTCCTCCGGCTGATGCGCGGGAGAGCACGGGTTTCTTCGCTTCCCCACTGCCTGCCGGGGGTCAGTAATCGGCGGGATATAATATTATCAGAAAATTCACCGAGCTGATGGGGCCGGACCAGCCCTAGGAGCCTGTCCAAGTAATCGCAAATCATCGAGTCGCGGAGAATGAAATTCTCCTGCATGCCAATCTGGAGGGTTTACATAGGAAACCGCAACTCAAAAGAGGCTACTTTGCGGAATCATATTCTCCGCAAGTGCGACCAAAACGATTAAATGGACAGGCTCCTAGGAGAGCTGGTCCGCCCCTTCGCCGAAATTGGATTGAGCGCCGCGTACTAGCGCGGCCGACGCCTCATGGCTGTGCGTAACAAAAGGCGCTACGTGCGCGCCTATACGGTATTTCTGCCTGCTCGGCAAGCACCTCCTGCCTGCTTGCCTGGAGCGGACGGCTTGCTCGGTCGTCGTAGCACATCGATGTCGAGCGCATCGATGTCGAGCCGTCGTCGTTCCTCCTGTTCTTGGGGGACGGCCGTCGTCGCCATCAGCGTCGTCGCCATCTTCGCCGGCATCAGCGCTGTCGCCATGAGCGCTGATGCCGGCGCCCTGCATCGTCGCGCACCCGACCTGTCAACACTGGTCGTCGATATAGCTGGTTACTATCACCAGCGAGAAGCTTTTTTCTGCAAGCCAAAGTCCGCGCTCCCCGCACGGGAGCGCGGATTGAAACACCAAAACCCAAACCCAGCAAATCCCACCACAATCCACCCGCGACTATTGATGGTGATCGAAATGATCTCACTTGCCAACATCTACACCACCACCGCAGTCCTGCCGCCACGGATCATCATCCACGGCCGGGAAGGGAGCGGCAAAACCACGCTCGCAGCAAAATTCCCCCGTCCGATCTTTCTACAGGTTGAGGATGGCTGCCCGGCTGAACTCGAAATCCCGACGTCCGGAGTGCTCGCGAAATACAATGATGTCATCGCAGCGATCACCACTCTCGGAAACGAGCGCCACGAATACCAGACGGTTGTGATCGATAGTCTCGATGCGCTCGAACCACTCGTCTGGAACGCTGCTTGCGTTGAAAATAATTGGAAATCGATCGAGAGCGCGGGTTACGGCCGCGGCTACGTCGAGGCCGACAAACAGTGGCAGGACTTCACCGCCGGTCTGGATTGGCTCCGCCGCACATGCGGCATGATAGTGGTGTTGATCGCCCACAGCGCGGTGGAAACGGTCAACGACCCACGCGCACCATCCTACACTTCGTACCAACTGCGCTTGCACAAGCGTGGCCGGGCATTGATGCAGGACTGGGCCGACGGGATCGGCTTCCTCACCACAGAATTGGTCATCCAGACAGAGGATCAGGGCTTCAAGAAACGCACCCGCGCTGACGGCGGTTCGGCCCGGTATGTTCATTGGGAGGGCAAGCCGGCGTTCACCGCCAAGAACCGCTACGCGCTTCCGGCCAAGATGCTGGTGCCGAAAGATTTCGATTATAACAAAGACTTGGCGCCGTTTTTTCCCGAACGCGCAGTCTTCGCCCAAAATACCAGTGATGCGAGTGTAAGCCATGGCCAGCGCAATAGTGCTGGTGCTGGTGCTGGTGCTGGTGATGGCGCTGATCGTGGCGACGCCCGCATAGAAACCGTCTCTGAAACCGTCTCTGAACCCCCAATCATCGATAGGAGAGCATCAGCAAAAACGACATAGTCAACAAACCTAACTCAACAAACCTAACTCAACCATCCCCGAACTGAACCTGAAATTCCAAAACTGAAATCAATCAGAAGGAGAATCTAATGACTGACTTTTTCGAACCATTCGACCCCTCGCAATACAAGGAGAGCACCTTCGATCCGCTGCCGATCGCCATTTATTTGGCGCAGGTGATCGAAGCCGAAATCACAGTGCCGCTATCGGGGGACGGCCAGAGCGTCAAGCTGGTCTGGCAAATCATCGAGGGCGATTACGAGAACCGTCAGGTTTGGCAGAACATTCCATACCAGCACTCCAACGCTCAAGCTCAGGACATCGGACGCCGCCACCTGAAGGACCTCTGCGTGGCGTGCGGCATCACCACCGGCATCTCCAATCCTGACCCCTTTAAATTTATCCCGTGTAAAATCCGGGTGGGAATCAAAAAAGACAAGGATGGCGTGTATGACGACCGGAACGTAGTGACCCGCGTCTGGCCGGCGAGTTACCAGCCGCCGTCCGCATCAGGATCTAGAGTACCCAAGCCGGCGCAGGCAGCGCTGGCATCGTCGCCTCGATCTTCACTCAAATTCTCATCCAAGTCTCCGGAGGTGTCGGTGGAGGGCATGCGGTTCGCCGACTATCAATCGCCGAATTCTCCACGAACTCCACCACCGCAAGCTTCGTCTTCGATTACTGACGAAGTCAGAGCAATGGTGCTCGGGCTTCATACGAAGTCCAAGCTGACTCCACCGGAGATTTCTGACGAACTGGCTAAGATCAACGTGGAGCTTTCGGCACTCACGATCAAGACTCTCCTTGTCGTGTGGGGCAGGTACGACCCCGGAATTGCCGGTACATCACCACAAGCTTCGTCCAACGGCGGTACGCAGCCGCAAGCCTCGGTTCAGACTCCATCACAGACTCCATCACAGACCTCACCTCAGGCTTCGTCTCAGGCCTCACCCCAGGCTTCGTCTCAGGCCTCACACCAGGCTTCGTCTCAGACCTCACCCCAGGCTTCGTCTCAGGCCTCTCCGTCTCAGGCCGTACACGGAGGTAAGCCGCCGTGGCATGGCTAGATCAATCACCAAGTCAACTCCAAGCTGATCCAAGTTCAAGTAATAGGTCAACCACACCGTCCTAAAGGGACGAGGCTTGCCGGAGAGGCGAAGCCGACGACCTCGAAAGCGAGAGTAATTGGGAGACTAGCTTGGCCAAGATTCGGCAGCAGCGCGTGACCTCATAGGAGTCGCGGCGCTGCTGCCAACCGAACCAGCCAACCGAACCAGCAAAGGAGGTAGTTATGGCAGCACGGACGAAGAGAGCCACCAAGAAACCGGAAGACAAGAGACCGGGAGCGGGAGTTAAGAAATCGAAATCGTCAGGAGTCAAGAAATCGCCGGGAGTGGGTAGTCCGTTCGCGAAGGAATTGGATATCCGGCTCAAAAGCAACGAGCCGCTTAGTTCTATCGTCAACTGGTGGAATCAAAAATATATTCAATGGTGCGCTATTCTCGACGCCAAGGGGATCAAAGGCATCGGTCCGATTTCGGATCGTGAGATGACTGTCTTTTGCGTCTGTGGTCCCGAGAACAGCCTCGACCCTGAGGTACAGATTAGCTGGGATTCCTTGAGGGAGGATCGCGCTGCGCTGCAGGCAGCGTGACCGCTCCGTCGTGTTGCTGCCCAACCGAACGAACCAGTCCAGTAAGCGTGGAGTATCCGTATCGTGTCAAGTGTCATGTCGAGTGTCATGTCGAGTGTCATGTCGAGTGTCGTGTCGAGCAACAGCAGCAAAAACATAATATTGCGTTTCTATCAGTCCGCCGCGGTCGAGGCGATCGAAGCCCACTGGCGCGGTGGTGGTGGTCCGGCGCTCATCGAGATGGCGACCGCGACCGGCAAGAGTCTGGTCATCGAAGCTCGGCCGGCGCGATCTGGTGATAATCGACGAAACGCAAATGATTCCCAGATCGGGCGACGGCCAGTACCTTTCTCTCTTAGCCGTTCTTCGATCTCATACCCCCAGCCTACAACTTGTCGGTTTGAGCGCGACCTGCTTCCGGCTCGATAGCGGCTACCTGCATCAAGGTGAAGGTGCGCTGTTCGAGAAGATCGTGTTCTCGTATCGGATCGATGAGGGAATCAAAGACGGTTTTCTCTCCCCATTGCCCTCGAAAGGGACCCGCACGCGTATCGATGTGCGCGGCGTTCATACCCGTGGCGGTGAATTCATTCAGAGTGAATTGGAACGTGCCGCCAATATCGCTGAGGTCGTCGAGAGCGCGGTTGCCGAGATCGTCGAACGCGGTACCAATCAGGATCATCCCCGGCGTTGCTGGATTTGCTTCTGCGTAGGCATCGAACATGCCTATGCGGTGCGCGACGCAATCCGCAGACATAATATCACCTGTGAGACTGTCACCTCTGAGACACCAAGTGATGAGCGGCGTGAAATCTTCAGCGCATTTCGCAACGGCACAATCCGCTGTCTGACCGGCGTCAACATATTCTCGGTCGGATTCGATATTCCACAGGTCGATCTGATCGCGTTGCTGCGGCCTACGTTGAGCACTGGTCTTTTTGTGCAGCAGTGTGGCCGTGCCTCGCGGCTTGCACCAGGTAAAACTGAGGCACTAATCTTAGATTTCGCTGGAAATATTCGCCGGCATGGGCCGGTCGACGATATCCATGTCAACAGCCGTCGTCGTCGCATCCCGACTACGGCCAATACTACGCTGACTTGGCTATGCCCACAGTTCCAGGAAGAGAACCCAATGCGCATGAACGCCTGCGTGTGCTGCGGTTATGTGTTTGTAGTCAAGGCGAGCGACGGCGATACTCGCGCGCACACGTCACGCATAGCGAGTCACGGAGCTGTTGCCGACGACGTGCCGATTCTCTCGACCGAAGCATCCAACACGTGGGTCACGGTTGAGAAATCCGAGTATCGCCTGCACCAGAAGCGTAGCGACCTCAACGTCC